ACTCTATTGGGTTCTGTTGATGCATATACTGGCCGATATTTCTCTCAAGCATGGATTCAACGTAATGTATTGCGTTTGACTGATGATGAAATTAAAGAAATGCAAATTGAAATGGATGATGAAAAAGAACAGGGACTTGGTTTACCAGTTGGTGTTACAAATGATATTGCCTCTCAACAGATGGCATCATCAATACAAACAGATGCACAGTCACAACAACAACAAAATCAATCTCAAAATGACCAAGCTGATGCTGAACACCAACATGAACTTGATATAAAGGCAGCCAAAGCGGCACCTAAAAAAGAAGAAACATTTACCAAATTGAAACGTATATTATAAATAGTTTAATCGGGAGAAAATTATGGAAAACGCAAGAGCAATTATAGATTTCGCAACACAAGATAATGGTACAGCAATGCGTGATGCTTTGTATGCCGGAATTCATGATAAAATATCTGCACACATTGAAGCCAAGAAACAAGAAGTTGCACTTAACTTAATTGTTAAACCAGAAGAAGAAACTGAAGAATAACAGGAATTACAAATGTCAAATGTATATACATATCAAATCATTAAAGACACAACAGAACACGCTGTTATTAAATTAACAGCTAAATTTGATGGTACTGGCCAAGAAGATGACCACTACAGAATTAAAGCAAATACACTTTATGGTGCATTAGATAGTTCTAAAGCAAATCTGCTTGTATCAACTGCAAACACAGGTCCATTACCATATTATGGTTTAGCAGTAAATCGTGTATGGTATGATTGTTCAACAGATGGTGATGTTAATTTATTTTGGCACGCTGACACCACTGCACCAATATTCATATTGAATGGTAATGGTGAATTTGACGGCATGGGTAACTGGACAACAATACCTAATAACACAAAAGGAACAGCTAATTGTTCAGGTGATATTGGTATTCAAACCCGTGGTATGGTTGCAAACAGTTCTTATACGATTATTTTAGAAGTACGTAAAGAGAATGAATACTATCAACGTGGTCAATTCAACGACCCAGCAGCATTCAACTACGGCAGTTACGGTCTAAGATAAGACCATAAGGAAAAAGAATGAAACTCATTAGAGAACTTACCGAATCCGTACAATATCTCACAGAAGAAAAAGACGGCAAAAAGACCCTTTTTATTGAGGGTCCTTTTCTTGTAGCAGAAGCTGTTAACAAAAATAAACGCATGTACAAAGAAGAAACAATGCGTAATGAAGTTAAACGTTACAACGAAGAATACATTACAAAAAATCGTGCCTTTGGTGAACTGGGACATCCAGACACCCCATCTATTAACCTTGACCGTGTATCACACTTGATTGTTGGATTACGCCAAGAGGGTCATGCTTGGATAGGCAAAGCAAAAATTCTTGAAACACCAATGGGTAACATTGCAAGGAGTCTTATCGAAGGTGGCGCACAACTAGGTGTATCATCAAGAGGTATGGGTTCTCTTAAAATGGAAAACGGCATTAATGTTGTTCAAGGAGATTTCCATCTAGCCACAGCGGCAGATATTGTAGCAGACCCTTCCGCTCCAGGTGCTTTTGTACAAGGCATTATGGAAGGCAAAGAATGGATGATGGTCAATGGCGTATGGACTGAATATCAATACGAAGAAGCTAAGCAAGAAATTAAGCAAGCATCACGTAAAGAAATCGAACAAGTAAGTCTACGCATTTGGGAATCATTTGTCAAAAAACTTTAATTATAAATATCCAATATAAAATCAAGGAGATTTTCAAAATGGCAAAATTTAATCTGACCGAAGCCGCTAAAGACATTCTATCAAGCAATGTTTCAGGCAAACAAGGTGGCCAAGACAAACCATCAAAACTATCTACATCTGTGGCTTATGGTCAAAAAGATGCAGGTAAAATTGGTGATTCACCTGAAGAAAAGGATGATATGAATCCTGACTACACAAAAGGTGTACCATCAGCAACACCACCAGGAGCAACACCACCTGTTGGCGCACAATCTAGTTCTAAATTGTCTGGTGAGTTTGACCAACAATCTAAAGGTCGTTCAGACTTGGTAAATACAGCACAAGATCCAGCAACTGATTACGGTTCTATTCGTGACCGTATCAAAGCTAAATTGGCAAAACAAACTATGTCATCAAATCCAGGTGCAACATTCCAATCTTATGCTAATGAAGAAGCAGAAGAAGATGGTGAAGTTGTTTCTGAAGCAGAATCAGAAAAAGGCGAAGGCCATGAAGATGCTGCTCAAGATAAAGCAATGATTAAAAAGATGATGAAGAAACAAAAAATGAAAGAAGATATTGAACAAGATATCAATGCACTTCTTTCTGGTGAAAACCTTTCTGAAGAATTTGTCACAAGAGCATCCACAATTTTTGAATCAGCAGTTATTGCTCGTACAGAAGCAATCTTGGAAGATATCCAAGAAGAATTGTTTGAACAATTCGAAGAAGCTGTTGAAGAAGTTAAAGAAGATTTGGCATCTAAAGTTGATGACTACATGAACTATATGGCCGAAGAATGGATGAAAGAAAATGCATTGGCAATCGAAAAAGGCCTACGTGCAGAAATTGTAGAAGATTTCATCAAAGGTCTACATGACTTGTTTGTTGAACACTACATTGACATTCCAGAAGAAAAAGTTGACGTTGTTGAAGAATTGACAACTAGAGTTGGTGAATTGGAAGAATCATTAAATGACCAAATCAACTCAGCAATTCAACTTAAAAAAGAATTAAACGAACACAAAAAACTAGAGGCTATACATGCAGTATGTGAAGGCCTGACGCAGACCCAAGTGGAGAAAATGAAACAACTCGCAGAGAGTGTTGATTTTACTTCAGAAGAAGAATTTGCAGATAAAGTGGTTGCAATAAGAGAATCTTATTTTAATGCTTCCGTAACATTTGCCGATAGTTCTGCTCTAAACGAGGAAATTACAATCGAAGAAGAAAAGAAACAAACTGTTTCCGATGATCCTTCAATTGCTCAGTACGCACAAACAATCTCTAAAACCTTGGTAAAATAAATAAACTTTACCATTACAAGATACTTACAAGGAGACACTCATGTATCTAACAGAAGAACTACAAAAGAAATGGCAACCAGTTCTGGAACATCCAGAACTAGAAGCAATTAAAGATCCATACAAGAAAGCTGTTACAGCACTTGTTTTGGAAAACCAACAACAAGCAATGCGTGAATCTTCACAACAATTGCAAGAAACAACTTACTCAGCAGCACCTACAAACGTTGCTGGCGGTGTTTCTAACTATGATCCAATTTTGATTAGCTTGGTTCGCCGTGCTCTTCCTAATTTGATTGCTTATGATGTTGCTGGTGTTCAGCCAATGACAGGACCTACTGGTCTTATCTTTGCAATGCGTGCTCGTTACGACCTACAAAGTGGTGGTCCAAGCAACGCAAATGAAGCATTCTTCAATGAAGCTAACACAGAATTCTCTGGTGCAGTTTCTTCTACAAACCTTTATGGTTTCAGAGGCAATGCAGCAACAGATATCGTTACAAACACAGGTGCAGACCTAGTTGCTAACCACTACACAACTGGTATTGCAATGACAACATCAGTTGCTGAAGGTTTGGGTGCTGATACTTCTACTGGTATGTTCAATCAAATGGCATTTAGCATTGAGAAAGTTACTGTAACTGCTCAAAGCCGTGCATTGAAAGCTGAATACTCACTAGAACTAGCACAAGACTTGAAAGCAGTTCATGGTTTGGACGCAGAAACAGAATTGTCAAACATTCTTTCTACAGAAATTTTGGCTGAAATCAATCGTGAAGTTATCCGTACAATCTATACTTGTGCCGTTGCTGGTGCTCAGTATGGTGTTACAACTGCTGGTGCATTCGACTTAGACACTGACTCTAACGGTCGTTGGTCTGTTGAACGTTTCAAAGGTTTGATTTTCCAAATTGAACGTGATGCTAACGTTATTGCAAAACAAACTCGTCGTGGCAAAGGTAACGTGATGATTGTATCATCTGACGTTGCTTCCGCTATGGCAATGGCTGGTGTTCTACAATACACACCTGCTCTACAAGCTGACTTGCAAGTTGATGATACAGGCAACACATTTGCTGGTATGTTACATGGTCGTATCAAGGTATACATTGACCCATATTTTGGTGGATACACATCTAACCAAGAATTGGTTACAATCGGTTACAAAGGTACATCACCTTATGACGCTGGTATTTTCTACTGCCCTTACGTTCCTCTACAAATGGTTCGTGCAGTTGACCAGTACACATTCCAACCAAAAATTGGATTCAAAACACGTTACGGCATGGTTGCAAACCCATTCGCAACTGGTTTGACAACTGGCAATGGCGCATTGAACTCACGTTCGAACGTCTACTACCGTATCTTCCAAGTTAAAAACTTGATGTAAGATAAAGAGTCACCGCAGAGTGATACTTAAAGACCACCTTCGGGTGGTCTTTTTTTTGGCTGTCATATTTCAGAAACATGAGTTTACTCTAAATAATTATGTAAGCATAAGACTTACAACCCTAAACCCCACAAAGGAGTATTAAATGAGATTAGAAGATTTAGCAGTAAGATTAGTTGCTTTAGAAGCCAAAGTATCCTCATTAACAGGTTATGGAGCTAACCCTGATATAGCCACATCATTAGAAGAATTGAATGCACGTTTAGGATTATTAGAATGTACAGTTGAAATGTTAGTTACAAATAAAACACAAGAACACATTGACGCTATTGTTGCAGCTTCAGCAGATGAAGCTTCAGTAAAAATTGCTGATGTGATTGAATTGTCTCCAAGCATTAATATGCCAGAAGCTGCAACAATTGTTGCTGATGTAGTTGCTGAACAACACGCAAATGATGAAATTTTAGATATACAAATTGCTGATATCGTTTCTGCTGCAGTTATGGCAGTCGTTACAGCTGAACCAGAAGTTGTTGTGGATCCAGTTGCAATTACAGAATCCATTATATCGGCAGTTACTGACGCACCGTTGCCTACATCAGCACCAGCACCAGAAGTAGTGCAACAAATTGTTGACGCAGTTGTTGACATTATTGCTACTGCAACCGGTGTTGACACAGTTGCACCAGAAGTAGTGCAACAGGTTGTTGAGGCAGTTGCTACTCCAGCAGATCCAGCATTAGATGCCATTGAATCTCGTTTGAATGTTGTAGAATCAAAAGTCGATTCATTATTGGGAAAATAATCTCCAGCATAAAGTGCTGGTTTAAATTCTCATTTTAATAGAAAGACCACTGTAAAGTGGTCTTTTTTTTGGCTCCTAAATAGTAAAGAGGAGATAATATGACTGCACTAAACAGAAATCCACAAAATACAAATTTATTACAACCAACAAAATTCTTGTTATCGTTTGACAGAATTAGCACGGTTCAATATTTTTGCCAAACAGTTAACATACCATCAATAACACTTGGTGAAGTTCCTAGAGCTACCCCATTTTTGGATTTATATTCTCCTGGTACCAAATTAACATATGACCCACTAGACATTGAGTTTATTA